CATGGGCGGCAAATAACCATGAGGATGTGACCTGGTCACCCATTGCCGCCGGATTTAAGGGACTGATCCCCGAAAAAGTAAAATCACGCCCGCAGTGCTGTGACGATGATGCGATGGTGATATGCGGGTGTATAGCCCGCCTTTACCGGAACAATCGCGATCTGCATGACTTGCTGGTTGATTATTACGTGCTGGGGGGGACGTTCATGGCGCTGGCACGGAAACATGGGTGCTCTGACACCTGTATAGGTAAACGCCTTCACAAAGCGGAGGGGATTGTTGAAGGCATGCTGATGATGCTGGGAGTGAGGCTTGAGATGGATCGGTATGTTGAGCGTGAATTGCCGGGAGGGAGAACCTCTGTATTTTATCAGCGAAAAAATAGTTTACGATCGTAAAAATCTGCATATCATGATAAGAGTGGTTACATTGCCACGCTGCTTAACCCGCCGATGCGCGGGTTTTTTTGTACCCAGAATCCTGTGAGCTATACGGAAAGTACACAGAAAGGAAGGTGCGACCACAATTAATAACAAAATCTTAAAAATTGCACATGGCACTATTAGTTTTCTAAATATTGTGTATTTTTTGTATTGCAGGATGACCCTGTAACGAAGTTTGCGTAACAGCATTTTGCTCTACGAGTTTGCCAGCCTCCCCCAGTGGCTGGCTTTTTTATGTCCGTAACATCCTGTGTATCAATAAATGTTGTTGTCTACGTACGTCAAGTAGTCGCATGAGATCTGACCAGATATGTTAAGGTTGCAGCTCTCTTTGAATATAATTATCATTTTCATTACGTTATTGTTACGTTTATCCGGTGCGCCGTAAAACGCCGTCCTTCAGGGGGTGGAGGATGTCAAGAATATAGTTATCGTATGGTGCTCAAGGAGTATTGTGTAATATGAAAATAATTATTTTTAGAGTGCTAACTTTTTTCTTTGTTATCTTTTCAGTTAATGTGGTTGCGAAGGAATTTACCTTAGACTTCTCGACTGCAAAGACGTATGTAGATTCGCTGAATGTCATTCGCTCTGCAATAGGTACTCCATTACAGACTATTTCATCAGGAGGTACGTCTTTACTGATGATTGATAGTGGCACAGGGGATAATTTGTTTGCAGTTGATGTCAGAGGGATAGATCCAGAGGAAGGGCGGTTTAATAATCTACGGCTTATTGTTGAACGAAATAATTTATATGTGACAGGATTTGTTAACAGGACAAATAATGTTTTTTATCGCTTTGCTGATTTTTCACATGTTACCTTTCCAGGTACAACAGCGGTTACATTGTCTGGTGACAGTAGCTATACCACGTTACAGCGTGTTGCAGGGATCAGTCGTACGGGGATGCAGATAAATCGCCATTCGTTGACTACTTCTTATCTGGATTTAATGTCGCATAGTGGAACCTCACTGACGCAGTCTGTGGCAAGAGCGATGTTACGGTTTGTTACTGTGACAGCTGAAGCTTTACGTTTTCGGCAAATACAGAGGGGATTTCGTACAACACTGGATGATCTCAGTGGGCGTTCTTATGTAATGACTGCTGAAGATGTTGATCTTACATTGAACTGGGGAAGGTTGAGTAGTGTCCTGCCTGATTATCATGGACAAGACTCTGTTCGTGTAGGAAGAATTTCTTTTGGAAGCATTAATGCAATTCTGGGAAGCGTGGCATTAATACTGAATTGTCATCATCATGCATCGCGAGTTGCCAGAATGGCATCTGATGAGTTTCCTTCTATGTGTCCGGCAGATGGAAGAGTCCGTGGGATTACGCACAATAAAATATTGTGGGATTCATCCACTCTGGGGGCAATTCTGATGCGCAGAACTATTAGCAGTTGAGGGGGTAAAATGAAAAAAACATTATTAATAGCTGCATCGCTTTCATTTTTTTCAGCAAGTGCGCTGGCGACGCCTGATTGTGTAACTGGAAAGGTGGAGTATACAAAATATAATGATGACGATACCTTTACAGTTAAAGTGGGTGATAAAGAATTATTTACCAACAGATGGAATCTTCAGTCTCTTCTTCTCAGTGCGCAAATTACGGGGATGACTGTAACCATTAAAACTAATGCCTGTCATAATGGAGGGGGATTCAGCGAAGTTATTTTTCGTTGACTTAGAATAGCTCAGTGAAAATAGCAGGCGGAGATTCATAAATGTTAAATACATCTCAATTCAGTCAGTTGTTGCCGGTCTGATAATAGATGTGTTAGAAAATTTCTGCATGGTGAATCCCCCTGTGCGGAGGGGCGACTGGTGAACGGTATGATCTCTTTGATGATCGTAAGCGAGAATACGCGGGTTTGGTGGCACCAGGCCGAACTCACCGGGAGGCACCCGGCACCATGCAATGGCACATAGCGCCACTCTCCAGCCCCTCTCCGGAGGGGCTTTCTTATGGACAAAAAAAGCCCGCGCAGGGAGACGCTGGCGGCAAGGAATAAACAACAAAACGTGAAGTAATATTTCAGCTGGCGAATAATATCCGACAGTAATCACTCTGCGCAATAGCGCGGCCTATTCGCTCAAACAACTGTTACGGTCAGGTATCCCGTCGCGACCAGGAGAGTGCGCTGGCGTGCTGGGGAATTGACAGATAAGCAGAATATTTTGCTGAAAAATGCGGTTTGCTCACACGGACGGATAACACGAAATCCTGCGAACTGACAAAAACTAAGTGAATAAAAGTAAAAACCCCGTTTGTTGGCTGCAAGCGGGGTTTTGTGTTTCCTGACTCTGGAAAAGTCAAAGGAGAAAGTGTGTTTGATTTTAGCAAACTGATTCGGGAGATTCGAGTGATGGCTGAAAAATTATCTACCTGGAAGTTCATTCTTATCTGGCTGGTGTTTGTGATTATGGTCTCCGGTTATTTCATCGGTCAGATACGCTGGTGGTGAAATGAACCGCGTACTGTGTGTGGTCATCATTGCCCTGCTGGTGGCCTGTGGTGCGCTTAGTCTGGGGCTGAATCATTACCGTGATAACGCCATCACCTACAAAGCGCAGCGCGATAAAAAAGCCAGAGAGCTGGAGCTGGCAAACGCAACCATTACTGATATGCAGGTGCGCCAGCGCGATGTTGCTGCGCTCGATGCAAAATACTCAAGGGAATTAGCTGATGCGAGAGCTGAAAATGAAACTCTGCGTGCTGATGTTGCCGCTGGTCGTAAGCGCCTGCGGATCAACGCCACCTGCTCCGGTACCGTGCGTGAAGCCACCGGCACCTCCGGCGTGGATAATGCAACCGGCCCCCGACTGGCAGACACCGCTGAACGGGATTATTTCATCCTCAGAGAACGGTTGATGACAATGCAGAAGCAGCTGGAAGGGGCACAGGACTATATCCGCACTCAGTGCCTGAACTAAGTTTTGCGGATGCGCCGTATCGTCGCTGTATTCCCTCATTAACAGAGACCGCAGCCCGACAGGGAGACTCCTCTGCGCGAGTGTGCGGGGATAATCAAAAACGATACACACCGGGGTTTACCGCGTTAACGGAGCGCGGCGTTGTCCCCTCATAGTCGCTGGTCCGGTGCGATGGTGGAAGAAACCGGACTACATTACAAATGATAACCATTATCATTTTGCGGGTCCTCCTGGTGGGGTGGGCCTGAACACGGGGCGGGCGGCGCGGAAAAAGGCGCATTTTTTGATTTTTATGGCACCATCACCACCAGTGTAAGTTGTTGATATATAGAAAAATAAAAATTTTTAGTGTCGAATCTGGTTGTTTTTTGTTCATCACTGGTGTGTGTTTACATAATTTTCAGGGGGAGTTATGGATCGTGAATTAAAAAATCTGCATCTGAATATTTCCCAACTGGCCGCATTATCCGGTGCTCATCGACAGACTGTTGCGGCTCGGGTAAAAAACATAAGCCCAGCCGGTGGTCATGAGAGCAATCTCAAACTGTACCGACTGACAGATATCCTTGCCGAGCTGATGAAAGCTCCTCTGCCTGTAGATAACGAGGAAATGGATCCTCATGCGCGTAAAGCATGGTACCAGTCAGAACGTGACCGACTGAAATTTGAGCAGGAAACTGGTCAGCTTGTGCCAGTCAGTGATGTCAGGCGGTCCTTTTCTGTCGTGGTGAAAGCGATAGTTCAGGTACTGGAAACCTGGCCTGACCGGCTGGAAAGGGACAGGGGGTGGACCGCATCACAACTGAATGAAGTACAGATTGTGGTTGATGAGATCCGCGATACACTGGAAAAGGCAGTCATTGACTGTTGTGATGAGGCCGATATGTGAATCAGGTGAACGAGAGCCATAGCCGCGCATCCGATATCTGGCGCGAAGTGGCCTCGCTGTTTCGCCCACCCAGCCGGTTACCAGTAGCGGAAGCCATCAGGCGTTATATGCGGGTTCCACGGGGAGCCAATACTTCCGGTCCGTGGGAGTCATCGCTGACGCCCTATATGATTGACCCCATTAATACATTATCAGCCCGTGAATATGACGCGGTGGTGTTTGTGGGACCTGCGCGAACCGGGAAAACCGAAGGGCTGATTGATGGCTGGATTGTGTACGGCATCATCTGTGATCCGGCGGATATGCTGGTGGTGCAGATGACTGAGACGAAGGCGCGTGAGCATTCCAGAACGCGTCTTTCCAGGACGTTTCGCCACAGTCCGGAGGTCAGCAAGCGCCTCAGTCCTTCCCGTAATGACAACAA